GCGGGTGTAAAAATAACACACAGCAAATAACATTACTTTAATAAGATAAGATTATGAAAGAGTTAAAACCAGTTGGAATTAATGAGCAAATAGCTGTTCATTTAGGATTTAAAAAATATAAATACGGCAAAGATTATAACGATACGCCAATTTACCAATGGCACTATCCGAAAGGGTGGTCCCGACCATGCGTTCCTTGTTTAGCTATTCCTAATTTTATGGAATTAATAAAAATAGCAAATGAGGTATCACCATTATTAATAAAAGCCGGGGCGCAAATATTTAAACCATGATCCGCATCCTAACAATAACCATCTACGTTATCACCATCCTCTTAGCCGATGCTATTTTGCAAACGCACTACGAGCACGTAAATTACACCTTAAAATGGGATTTGTACAGTGGTAAAACAATTAGGATATATGAAAGATAAAGACATGGTTAACATCGTTGATCAAAAGCAAATCGAAAAGAAAACCGTATTTTTAGGCAGTGAGATTTTACGCCCTGGTCATAGGTGTTTTGAG